AGCAATGAGTAGTTTCCACAATAGAGCTAGAGCGGCGCAACTGGTAGACTTCAAAGGCCTTAAGTGGGGTCTTTGCAGTGCCACCGACATAGATATTAGCCTAGACTGGCAGGGTAAGACCTTTATCTTCACTGAGCTGAAGGGACAGGGTAAGATGTTGACCAAAGGCCAGCAGTACCACCTAGAGGGCATAGTAAAGGCAATCACGAAGGGAGGCCTCACTGCCTACGCTATACTGGCCCACCACGCCACTAGAGCATCTGAGGACATCCACGCTGCGGCCTGTATTGTCCACAGTGTATACGATGGGGACTCTTGGGTTCCAATTGAGGAGAATAAAACACTTGCAACTGTGATAGATGGTATGTATGATGCCCATCTGACTGAGTATCCACCTAAGAGGAAGATAGCATGAGCATTACAAAGACAATGAACGGGGGTCTAGAGGTCGTGATTGACCCCAACGACGCCTACACTGGTATCAAACCGACTAAGTTGCTGGATGCCGCAGGGTTGTTGCCTTACTTTGTACTAGAGGCAGCCTTGACACAGCCTGAGAGCGTGCAGGAAGCGTTTGACCTGATGGAGGAGTGCTATGGTATGCCTACTCCTATCTTTCCTGATACGTCCATTGATGGCGGTGTGTGGGTGTCTAAGCATGACGAGGACGAAGACCTACAGCCTATGCTAGAGTTTAAAGTGACAGAGGAAATCCTGGGGTACGTCTATCAGTATGCCTTTGTAGCAATCACAGACGGGGAGGACACAATATGTTTCCGTATGGACTAGAGGACGCACTAGAGTACAATCCTGAGACCGGAGACCTGACGTGGTTGGTTAGTCGAGGACGTGTTAAGAAAGGCTCACGGGTACAGAGCATTAACGATAAAGGGTACTACCAGTTAAGGTACGCTGGTAAGCTGTTGAGAGCCCACAGAGTAGCCTTCTACCTGATGGAGGGACGCTGGCCCACTGCTATTGACCACATTAACGGAGATAGGTCAGACAATCGCTGGTTAAACTTGCGAGAAGCCGCACAATGTGACAATATGCGGAACTTGAAAAGGCCACACACCAATACAAGCGGTGTTGTGGGGGTGAGTTACGCTAAAGGTCGTGATAAGTGGCAAGCGACTATCTCTGTACAGAATAAAACTAAGCATCTAGGGTATTATGCGGCAAAACAGGACGCCGTGTGCGCTAGGAAAGCAGCCGAGGTACAATACGGCTTTCATACAAACCACGGGAAGACAGCATTATAGGGAGAATGGATTAGTGAAATACTTAGCAGCAGCAGCACTTAGCCTAGCAGCAACGACAGCCTGTGCCGACACCAGTTATTACCTGTTCGGTGATTCCCTGTCGTCCGATGCAGGTGCATGGTCCAGCAAGGTAGACTTCCACGTCAACAACGTGGCACAAGCTGGGAGCCTACTCACACAGTCAGACATACCGAGGCAGCTATCGTGCCACAAGCGGGAAGTCATTTACTGGCTGGGAACCAATGACGCGGGTTACGGCGTACCACAGGGCACTTACCAACAATCTCTGCGTGACCACATGCAATTCCTGGAAGGCAGGGGGTGCAAGGTCTGGATGGTTTTGCCTGTCGTCGTGACTCTGTCACCTGAACATGAGCAGCGCACCCGAGATGCCCGTCAGTGGTCAAAGGCGGTAGCAAAGGACTATAACAACGTGACTGTCCTGTCTGCACCTTACCTGACTGCCGACACCAGCGATGGACTGCACCCAACTGACAGCCGCCACGGGATTATTGCGCGGTGGATAACAAAGAAACTGGAGGAGAAGTAGGATGCACATTAGAATCGAGATGCAAGCAGAGGGCCTCAAACGCCCCGTCACACGCAATTACAACAGCATGAGTGAGGCTATGGATGAGTGGGACAGGTCCCTTGAGGGGGCCCTAGAGGGGGAGCGGTGGCGCTTGATTAACCTAGAGACAGGCTCAATTATGTCGGAGTACGTTAAGCGATGAAAAAGTGCCCACAAGTAGAAATCCTGGAACTGAAGGAGCAGATAGCCAAGCTACAGGCAGTAGTGGATGCGGCTAAACCTTTTGTAGAAGCGAAGTGGCTGGACGAAATATCTCCCGCCGAAAGATATACACTTGAGCAAGCCATCAAGGAGGTAGAGAGTGATTAGTTGCCCGATATGTAGAGGTACAGAGACACACAAGATGGACTGCCAGAACGCAACTTACGTAGAGCGGCTACAGGCAGAGGTCGAGCGGCTGAAGGGTGACATGCAACGGATATACGATAACTGCTCAGACATAGACATGGTTATCGACATAGCAGCAGCAGCACTGGAGGATAAGTAATGGCTGTCTATCGCTGTCAAGAATGTGATTCATACGTGGACAACGACTATAGCCCTTGCGAAGTGGTTAAAGGTGAGTTAGTATGTCCTGACTGTTACGAGGAAATGCAAACGGAGGATGAGATTGATGGATAATACAACACAGTACGACATTGGCATGTTGTTTGAGGACATGTCGGAGGGTGAGCGTTGTCATATGGTAAACAAGCTGTACAAAGAGGGCTACATGGCAGTCAAGGCGCGTGCTACGATTGACGAGCTGTCTAGGGAGTTTGAAATCCTGGATTCAGCCTGTGACTTCTGGAAACAGGAAGCAATAGATAGGGGGTACGAGGAATAAAAACTTGACACAGGCCGATACTCCTGTATAATATAGGTATAGGGTGAAGAGAAGGCATCCTACTTACTCCTTCTCAATTTCAATTATCTCGTTTGGAGGGATAAATTATGACTGGACTAGTAACTAGCGGTATCGTAGCATTCAGCAACCTTGATGAGCATGAAGTGTTCGACGGGCAATCCACAGGTCGCTACTCGATGGTGATTAACATGGAGCCTAAGGAGGCCTCTGTGCTGGAGGACATGGGTGTCAAGCTGCGTGAGTACGATGGTAAGGCGCAGCGTAAGTTCGCGTCCAAGTACAAGGTAGACGTACTGGACATGGACAACAACCCTGTGCAGGGTGAGGTGCCTTATGGCTCTAAAGTGCGGCTGTTGTGGAAGGACGGCCAGAAGCACCCGCAGCATGGTGTAGGCACCTACCTCAACAAGGTGCGCGTGGTTGAGTTCGCTGAGCATGACCTTGATGAGACCCCAGAGGAGTTCTAGGAGTGGCGAACCACAAGAACCCCTGTGTGGACTGTGGTGATAGTACGGCGTGCTCTATCTACGACGATGGGCACACCTACTGCCACAAGTGTGATGCGTGGAGGGCCTCCTACGGGGGGTCCTTCGTTCCAACTACGAAGAGAGTGAGTAAATTAGAGATGAGTGGAACAGTAGGTTCAATTAAGGACCGTAAGATTAGCAAGGCAACGTGCGAGAAGTACGGTGTCACAGTGGTTCCTGGGGCTGATGGGCACCTAGTGTCACATTACTACCCGTACTACAACCTTGAGACCAAGCAGATTACTGCCACCAAGCAGCGCAAGTGTGCTACTAAGGACTTCTACTGGTCAGGTGACCGTAGTGGTACAGGCCTGTTCGGACAGAACACCTGTCGAGGTAACGGCAAGTACATTACTATCACAGAGGGTGAGGCAGACTGCCTAGCCGTGGCTGAGATGTTTGATGCCAAGTGGGACGTAGTGAGCCTTAAGGACGGTGCACAGACCGCTGAGAGGGACATATCGGAGAACATTCAGTTCCTCGAAGGGTACGACAATATCATTCTGTGCTTCGACATGGACACAGAGGGCCAGAAGGCAGTCGATAAGGTCAAGGACAAGTTCAGCCCTAACAAGCTGAAGATTATGACCCTGCCCATGAAAGACGCTGGAGCCATGCTACAGAAGGGTAAGATTCGGGAGTTCACTAAGGCATTCTGGGAAGCTAAGAGCTACCTGCCTGTGGGCATCGTGAAGGTAAGTGAGACATGGGACGAAGTACTCAAGTACCGCGACACACCATCTATACCGTACCCTTGGGAGGGACTCAATGACATACTGCAAGGTCAACGTAGGAAGGAAATCAACATCTGGGCAGCTGAGACAGGTATCGGTAAATCTCAGACCATGCGTGAGATTCAGGACCATCTTGTGTCTTCCACCAAGGATGAGGTGGTTGGCTGTCTCATGCTGGAGGAGAGTATTGCGAAGACTACCCTAGGGTGGATGTCCTTCAAGGCTGGTCGCCCACTGCACAAGGAACTCAACACCATACCGGATGAGGAACTAAAGAAGTACTGGGAGCTGGCTACTGCTGGTGACCGTATGGTACTGCTGGACCATAAGGGCTGGGGCTCTAACCTCGAGACCTTGAAGGCACGCATCCGGTATATGAAGCACGCTATGGGCTGCAACACGATTGTACTGGACCACCTACACATTGCCTTGAGTAGTGTACAGGGAGCGACAGGTGACTGGTCAGGCATCGACGAGCTAATGACGGACCTCGTAGGCATGGTCAACGAGCTGGACATATGTATGCACCTCGTGTGCCACACGTCCGGTGACCGCACCTTGAGGGGGTCTAAGGGCATCTCTAAGCTGGCCGATGCTGTCATATTCTTAGAGCGTGATAGCCAACACGAGGACCCTGAGATTGCCAACACAACGGCGGTGGTGGTCACTAAGAACCGCTGGGCTGGCGACCAAGGCATTGCCTGCTACCTTAAGTACGACCCTGCGACACACCGTATGACTGAGTGTGCTGCACCAATTGACGACGGAGGCACAGACGGTGAGTTCTGAGGCATACATTGACATAGAGACAGACGGTCTCAACCCAACTAAGATTCACCTTTTGGGTCAACTGGTAGACGGAGTGTACACTGAGCACTTCCAGGATTTCACCTACGAAGAAGGAGTAACGTACTATGCACACAATGGTATTGGTTTTGACTATCCTGTCCTCAATCGTCTGTGGGGCTGTGGTGATTCTAACACTGGAACAAGCCTTCAGGACACGCTGGTACTTTCAAGACTTGCTAATCCTAGCCGCGATAACGGCCATTCCCTTGACGCTTGGGGCAGCACTCTGGGTTATGCCAAAGGCGACCACTCAGACTGGACACAACTGTCAGATGAGATGCGTACATACTGCAAGCGGGACGTGGAACTGCTCAGCAAAGTCCATAAGCGACTACAAGTGGAGCTTAGAGGCTTCAGCGAAGAGTCCATTGAACTTGAGCACCAAGTAGCACGTATCATACATCAACAGGTTGAAAACGGCTGGCTGCTGGACCAAGGCAAAGTCTGGGACCTACTGGCCACCCTCAAGGAGAAAAAGTTTGAATTGGAAGACGAAGTACACACAACTTTTAGACCAGTCGCAAAGGCTGTGCGTGAAATTACCCCCAAAATCAAGAAGGATGGGACAACCAGCAAAGTTGGCCTTAAGTATCTTGGTGATGACTGTCTTCTGTTGGTGGGTGGGACTCACACACGTATAGAGTTTGAGGACTTCAACCTAGGGTCCCGTAAGCAGATAGGAGAGCGTCTGGTAGCACTTGGTTGGAAGCCCACTAGCTTCACACCTACAGGTCAGCCAATCGTCTCAGAGAGCGTCCTGATGCGTCTGGAGGGGTTCCCCGAGGCTGAGCTGATAGCTGACTTCCTGACAGTGCAGAAGCGCCTTGCGATGGCTCAATCCTGGCTTGACTTCGTACAAGAAGATGGTCGAGTACATGGTCGAGTGAACAGCAACGGTGCAGTCACAGGTCGCATGACACACTACGAGCCCAACATGGCTCAAGTCACAGCGGGTTCTAAGATATACGGCAAGGAGATGCGTGAGTGCTGGACCTCGCGTGAAGGGTACAAGATTGTGGGGTGTGACGCGAGTGGTCTGGAGCTGCGTATGCTGGCACACTACATGGCTGACGATGAATACACACAGGAGGTTTTAGATGGAGACGTACACACAGCTAATCAACAAGCAGCAGGACTGCCTACAAGAGATGCGGCGAAAACTTTTATCTATGCCTTTCTCTACGGCGCAGGCGATGCCAAAATTGGAAGCATTGTTGGCGGAACTAAATCAACTGGAAAACGCCTCAAAGCAAAGTTCCTCGCCAACACCCCTGCTCTCAGAACGCTTAGAGGAAGAGTGGAACAAGCTGCTAAGAGGGGTTGGCTCAAGGGACTTGACGGTAGAAGAATCTATGTCCGAAGTAGCCATGCGGCGCTTAACACGCTACTTCAAGGTGCGGGGGCAGTAGTGATGAAGAAGGCCCTAGTGTTCCTTGATGAGGCAGCTAAGGAACATGGGCTGGACTACAAGTTCGTGGGAAATATCCACGATGAGATGCAAGCGGAGGTCTTAGAGGCACACACAGACTTCTTTGGAGAGCTGGCAGTACAGGCAATAGAAAAGGCAGGGGAACACTTCAACCTACGGTGTCCCACCACTGGTGAGTATAAAGTAGGGGATAACTGGAGTTTAACACACTAGGAGATACATATGAAAACAGTTGATACCCTGATAGGGGACATATACCGTCTCCTAGAGACGAAGGAAATACCAGAGGGGGTAGATATAGATGAGCAGTGTGCTACTTTTGGGCGAGAAATGGCAGACGTACTACGAGAGCAGCTCACCACACAGTACGATGGTCGTGGTAGGCTCCGTCTCAGTGGAATTGGTAAACCAGATAGAAAATTATACCACGGTTACAACGGTGTGGAAGGCGAGCCCATCTCAGGGGCTACGTATGTTAAATTCCTGTACGGTCACCTCGTCGAGTCAATGCTTCTGGCACTGACACGCTGTAGTGGACACTCAGTTACTGAACAACAGAAGGAGGTCAAAGTTGGTGGAGTTAAAGGTCATATTGACGGATACATTGACGGGGTGCTCATGGACGTCAAGTCCTGTAGCTCATATGGATTCAAAAAGTTTCAACGTGGAACCTTACACGAGGACGACCCATTTGGATACATACCTCAACTCCGTTCTTACGCCCATGCTGAGCAACAGTCTACCTACGGGTGGCTTGCGATGGACAAGCAAAATGGAACCCTCGCATGGCTCCAGTACGACGAGAACCACGACGGAGCATCCTACGGAGACGCCATAGACTGGGACGTAGAGCAGAGGGTCAAAGATGTAAAGCTGCTCGTGGACGGGAGTTTGCCAGACGTCTGCTACGACCCAATACCAGATGGCAAGAGCGGAAACATGAAATTGCCTTCGGGCTGCGCCTTCTGCGAGTTCAAGCACAAATGTTACCCAGACTTGCGCGTATTCGGATACGCCAGTGGTGCAAGATACCTCACAAAGGTCGTACGTGAGCCTAATACACTTGAAATACCGGAGGGGTTCTGATGCCTAACTTTAGAAGCAAGCTAGAAGAGATGGTGGCGGCCCTGCTGGGCAAGGACTGGCAGTACGAGCCATTCAAGATAAAGTACACCACTAAGCACACCTACACGCCAGACTTCGTACATGATACAGGCACAGGGGAAATCCTGGTCGAGGTCAAGGGGTTCTTTAGGGAAGGTGACACACAGAAGTACAAGGCCATCAGGGACACCCTTGAGGGCACTGACCAGCACCTCGTGTTCTTCCTTTCGTCCCCCTTCAAGAAGGTGCGGAAGGGTGCGATGTTGAACATGGGTCAGTGGTGTGACAAAGAGGGGTTCCCTTGGTTCGTAGATGGGGTTGACTTAAAGGAGTACGCAGATAATGTTGACATTTGAAGAGATACGTGATACTATATTGGTAAGGATGGATGTTCAGGACCTCATAGAGATGCTGGACATATCCGCAGAGGAGTTGCTCGACAGGTTCGAAGACAGGGCAATGTTGAAACAAGAAGCACTAGAGGAATATATAGATGAGTCTAATTGATAACGCCACAGAGGAAGAGTGGAACCGAGCAGCCGCAACGAGCCGCCAAGTGGGAGGCAACCACTACAAGGACTTCAAGATTGAACCCATTGAGTTCATCATGGCGAACAACATAGGGTACTGCGAGGGGAACATCATTAAGTACATCTGCCGCCATCAGGCCAAAGGTGGCGTGCAGGACATTGACAAAGTGATACATTACTGTGAGCTATTGAAGGAGTTAAAATATGCTGGCGTTTGATATTGATACAGGCAGTAAAGAGTGGGCAGAACTGGTCGCACAGGACCTCCTCTGGCACTTAAAGCACGCAGACACTAAGAAGATGAGGGAGGCCATACTAAAAGTGGCCTTCTACTACATGACATTTGACGAGGTTGTCCAGTACATGGGCTCCACAGAAGCAGCAGAGGAGGTCTTTAATGACCAGTAAGACAGTATTTGTAGTAGGTACCCCTGAGGGGGCTAAAGTAAACCAGTACGAGCACATGACGAACTGTGCTAAAGAGGCAGCTAAGTTGGCTGCTGAGATGGGTACACAGGGGGTCATAAAGGAGGTCAAGGTGCCTCCTAGCCGCCACAGAGGAGGCCGATGATGCGAGTAGTAGATGAGACGTACACAGGGCAGGAAGATGAGCCTAAGAAGCTGCTGGAGGCCATACAAGCGGCTCTGGAGGCCTCTGAAGTGGACCCTAATGGGCCTGCGGGAACCTTCTTTATGATGCGGGACACAGAGGATTCAATGTCCTTCGTTACGAATGAGACCAATCCAGCGGAAGTACTTATGCTGCTGGAGATTGTAAAGTCAGCGTTAATAGGAGCACAGTAGATGGACGAATATCAAAAGTTCATCGGAGCATCACGTTATGCACGATGGTTGCCAGAAGAGGGGCGTAGGGAGGAGTGGTCTGAGACTGTGGACCGCTACGTTGACTACATGATATATCAGGCAGAAACTAAAACAGACATATCTAAGAAGCATTTGGAAGAGTTGAAGGAGATAATGGGATGAGCGCACAGAGTAGATACAACAAAACACCCAAGGGTAAATTTGTAGCACACAAGGCTTCTGCTAAAGCACGAGGAATTGCCTTCAACTTTACCCTTAGCGAGTGGCTGGCTGAGTGGTCGCCTTACGTGGACAAGCGGGGAGTTTCCTCTGAAAGCTACCAAATGTGTCGCTATAAGGATAAGGGGGCCTATGAACCAGGAAATGTTTACATGGCTACGCTGGCAACTAATAGGCATGACACTAAGCGGTTTTCTGAGGGGGAGGCTGACGAGATACGTAAGCTAGTGGCAAGTAAAAACTGGTCTCAACGGGCCATAGCCGCTGCGTATGGAGTAGCAGACTCTACAATTAGCTACGTAGTAAACCGTAAAGGAGTCTACGCATGAGTACGATTAGAGAAGCAATCAAGGGCCTAGAGGTAGTAGGTTCAATGAGAAGTTTAATGACAGCAGGGGAGGCATTATCTCGTGACAATGTTGCAGGATTTAATTGTGCTTACTTACCTATTGACCATCCACGAGCCTTTGATGAGTGCATGTATATCTTA